GATGTGCTGCTTTCTTTTCTGTTCAAGGCTTGGCTACTCTTTATGCTGCTCGTTTTGTGGCAGTTTGCGTTATGGCAGGAGGTCTTGAGATTGGAAAACTCGTTGCTGCTTCTTTCCTTCATAGATACTGGAAAACTTGTGGAATTCTTCTTAAGGTGTATTTAACTATAGCTGTTTTAATCTTAATGGGTATTACTTCACTCGGTATCTTTGGGTTCCTTACAGGAGCTTATCAACAAAGTCATGTGAAGGTAGAACTCACGGATACCAAACAAGAAGCCCTCAATTCAAAAAAAGATTTTTTAAATCTTGAAATCAAACAATTAAATGATAGAATCACAACTCTAAATGAAGCCCGAAAAGCCCAAGAAAAAAGACTCCCCGACCTTTCGTCGAGGGCAGCAAAGCCAATCTACGAAGACATCAAAAAGTCTTCGGACGAAATCGTTGCCACGAGAGCTAAAATCGAAAATCTCACCACTCAACTCTTCCAAACCAGTGAAGAGTCGATTAATCAAAAAGTTGAAGGTTCCAAAGAAGTGGACATCGGAACTCTCAAATATGTGGCAAAGACATTCGGTGTGGATATGGATACGATTGTCAAGTGGTTTACAATGGCTATTGTATGCGTCTTTGATCCTCTTGCTGTGGCTCTTGTTTTAGCTTATAATACGCTTATTGAAAACAAATCTAAAACCCTAGAATTTGAGGGAATTGAGACTGTAACAGGAGAAGAAGAGGAAGAAAAAAATACTTCACAAAAAGGAATTCGTCGTGTACTAAATAATGCTATCCATTATCGTGTATGACCACCAAAGTAAAATATACTGCATCTCGAAATTATAGAGATTTTATTGATGGTGAACCCCCAGTATATGTTACAAAAAAAAATCGTAGGAATATGTTAATCAGAAAAAAATTAACTATTTGGGATAGGATTAAAGATCTTTTTAAAAAATAATTTGACACACATTCTTTATGTGTTAAAGTAACGAAATGGGAATGTTCGATTATATCAACTGTGAGTTGCCTCTTCCTTTAAACAAGAAGGAGCAAAAAACCTTTTCCAATGTCAATTGGAAAGATGTTGGCTTTCAAACCAAAGACACTGATTGCACAATGTCAACTTATACGATTAGAAAAAACGGAAAGCTTTATGGTCTTTTTATCGAAGGTAAGAATGTTCGTGTAATTTCCGAAAAGGAAGAAAAGAAGATTAAAAAACAAGGCCGCTTTTGTTGGCCCTACGAATTTAAAGAAAAATCCAGAAAGTATAAATTTCAAAAGTTTACGGGTGATATTCATTTTTATGATCTTACACAAGATAACGATGGAAATGAATATTGGGTAGAATTTGTTGGAAAGTTTGTTAATGGTGTCCTTCAAGGGAAACTAAAAAAAGTTGAGATTCGCCTGTTAGAAACAGCAAAAAATATAAAAAAAAATGAAGAACATTGGCAGAGAAAACTAGCCGAAGAAGAAGCAAAATTTAATAACAAAGCTAGAAGATTTCTGAGAAAGATTACTTTTGGTTATTGGAGAACTTTTTGGTTTACTCTTGGTGGATATATTAGAAAATTTGCAAATAAAATTCAACATCTAGATATCTGGATTATCAGAAACATCTCATGAAATATATTCCAGTAAATCTTTTACTTTTAATTGGCTGTGTGGTTTGTTGGTATTTTGTAATAAAATTTGCAGTTTTATTATGGAAATAACTTTGATCTTTGATAAGTAAATTTTACGGGGGTGACAGGATTCGACACATAGTTGGATGCTACACTGCATGTCGTAGTTGGTCTGTTGGCTACGTTAAAAGCGGACTAAAAATAAACGCAAAAGCTATCGCTAATGCAGTTGAAGCAGTCAAGTCAGCAATGACAAATGTTGCAGAGTTCTTCTTCGCTGAAGAGCCTTGCCTCATGGCAGCATAAACACCAAGAGTCTATCCTACTAAAGCTCTTGGAAACACAGTAGGTTGAGTGGTACTTGTGACATTTGGAAAATAAGTGCAAGCGGTGGTATGTGGTCGTTAATCACACATACAGGTAGGTCTCTAAACATAGATAGGCTGGCAACGCCTCGTTACCTTTAGACAACGAAAGTACGAAGTTTGCTAAAACATGTAGATTGTGTATGTAGAAAAAGATGTGGACTCGGCTATCGTATGCCGACACCTCCACCATTTTTAGAAAGAAACAGTATGTATGATAGAGGCGTTACCATAGACTATTTATGGGTGTACCCACCGACCCTATTATAGGTTAGGTAAGCATATTGGAGCAATAGGACTAAATAATATTTTACGGGGATGTAGCTCAATTGGCTAGAGCAACGCACTTGCACTGCGTAGGTTGTGGATTCGAGTTCCACCTTCTCCATTATTATTTTCAATTAATATATTTAAAAAATTTATTGTTTGTTCATGCGTCATTGAATTTTTTGCAAAATTCATAATTCTGCTTACAAATTGAATATTATCTTTGATATAAGGTTTAGATGAATCAATTCTATCAACCGATGCTATATAGTAAGGTTCGTCTGGATTAGGATTTGAGTAGGTAGGAAGTTTTAATTTTATTTTACTATATGGACATATTCCATTTTGTTTATCCCAAATTTCTTTTAAATCTTCTACTTTTACAAAACAGTCTTTTCTATTAGATCTAGATATAATTTTATACATATATTTAAATTCTCTGTTTTCTTTTGGATAATGGTCGCCTCCTATATTTAATTTTCCTTCTTTTTTTAATTTATATGCTCTTTTTCTAGCTTTCTCTTTAAGTTCTGGTGTATTTCTTTGACATCCACACCCTTTTATTCTATTTCTTCTTAAATCATAAACATCACAAATTTTTTCATTTCCACAATCACATTTACATTTTACCATCCGATTATTTATTATTTCTATAACTAACATATTATTATATTTTTTATTAAGATTATCTATAATTTTCATATTTATATTTACTCCAAAAAACTCCCATTTACTCCAAAAAAATAAAAAAAAGACTTTGACAATATAAAAACTTGTCGTATTATAAACCAATCGAAAACATAAAAACATGTCAACCGAAACTACAAAACAACAATTAATAGAGTCTGCCTACGAACTCCGAAATCAAGGCAAAACAAATACTGAGATTTCAAAAATTCTTGGAGTTCCTCGTACTACTCTTAATGATTGGATTGGTGGTAGTATTCGTAAAATCATAACCGAAGAGACTATTGTTGATGATGATGGTGATATCGTTTATGATAATATCACAACCAATATTTATAATAATTCTAGGGCAAGTGAAGATGATGTTTATAATTTTCTAAAGCAACTTGCTCCTATGGGTTATTCGGCTCCTGTAAGATCTCCTGTTAGACAGAAGCCTAATAAAATCGCTATTGTTATTGGTGATATGCATTTTGGGTTTGAATGTAACAATACTCTCAATATCTTTTTTGAAACTGTTAGTGAGTTAAAACCCGAAAAAATTATTCTTAATGGAGATACTTTGGATATGTTTGCTCTTGGTAAATATCCTAAAGATCCACGCCATGTTATTACACTGGAGGACGAGAAGAGAAGATATCATTCTTTTTTGAAAGTTCTTCATGATATTACTGAAGCATGGGATTGTGAAATTCTTGAGACTAATGCCAACCATTCGGGTAATGATCAAGGCGGAAGACTCTGGCGTTATATCAGTCAGCAAATGCCAGCCCTTGCTTGTATGGAAAAGGTTCAAGAGCTTCTTACTTTTGAAAATATTTTCTACCCAGATCCTTCTTGGTGCAGAGTCAAATTAGTAGATCATGTGGTTCTTCCTACCAATATGATTGTTAAACATGGTACAGTTGTCCGTAAGGATGCTGGAAGATCTGCTGCTGGAGAGTTTGATAAGATATTTGCTTCCACCATTACCAACCATGTCCATCGTTTGGGTTCAACCATGCGTAGACAACCAGCAGTTGGTAATCGTCCAGAAGAGGTTTATGTCAACTATGAAAACGGTTGTGCTTGCGATTTGAATCCTTCATATGTCAAAGAACCAAATTGGCAAAACGGATTCTCTATTGTAAACTACACTAGTGATGTATTGGGAGTTGAACAAGTTCTTGTTCATGGTAATAAAGCAACAGTTTGTTCCCTCGGAAAAACTATAATTGTTTGATTGACATTATCGGTTATTATTGGTAAATTTTATTTATGAACATTATAGCTATCGGTGACATCCATAATCATTGGGTCGAAGCAGAAGAAATTGCCTCACTCTATGAAAAAACTCATCTTATAATCTTTTTAGGAGATTATTTTGATGATTTTGGAGATACAGCAGAAGATGCAAAACAAACCGCATTCTGGCTCAAGAAATCATTGACTAAACCCAATCGTATTCATTTGATGGGTAATCA